TCTATTGTTGATAGTAAATCATTTACTGCATATGTTGGACCTAATAGATTTGCACACACATATATTGGTGGTGGTAAAGCAGCAATTAATCTTATTAGACCATTTGATGGTAAGGTAGTTTATTTTGACGATTTATATTATAGTATTGGTAATGTGGAAATTACTAATCCTGGTAGTGGATATAATGTTGCACCAACAGTTACGATAGGAAATCCTAGCACTTCTAATGATTGGGGTGTTGCTGCTCAAGCTTCTGCATCTATCTTTAATAATAAAGTAGATGAAATTGAATTTGTTTCAAATGGTAGAGGATATACAACTCTTCCTAGTATTACAATTTCTGCTCCTGACGTGGGGATAAATACAGCAACGGCTACTGTAGAATTAATTCCAACTTATTATTCTATTAAGAGTTCAACTCCTATTTCATCTGGTATTTGCACTATCACTACAAATGAAAATCTTCCAAGACCTGTTGGTCTTGGTGTTTCGGTTCCTTTCTTTAGACAAAGTAGAGTATTAGCATCAAGTCATTCATTCCAATATATTGGTAGTGGTGTTGACCCAATTGCTTCTCTTCCTTCTCGTGGAGGTGTCACCATACAGGAAAATGAAGTTGATAACCGTAACGGTGGATTAGTTGTTTATACCAGCACTGACCAAGGTGGAAACTTTAGAATTGGTGAGGGTGTTCAAATAGATCAGATTAGCGGAACTATTACTGGTAATTTTTATTCCAAGAGTTTATTCGCTAATGTCACGCCATTAATTCTAGCATTAGGAGGAGATTTATAAAATGGCTTTACCATTAAACGTATTTAAAACAGTAACCTTTGTAGCACCATCTACACCAGTGGGGATTTATACTGCTCCTGTCGGATATAGTGGTGTTGTTTTATTATCACAAACAACCAATGTAGATTCTGTATCACATACTGTATCTTTAGATCATGTAAGAGGTGCTACGAGAACAGAGGTTGTAAAAAGTATGCCTATTCAAGGTCATGATACTATGAATTTAACTCAAGGAAAGTTAGTTCTTGAGTCTGGGGATAGTTTAGAATTATCTGCAAGCAATCCTAATCATGTAAAATTTATTGGAAGTATATTGGAAACCCTTAATTAATATCAACTAATGGCAAGGTTTAGAAGCGGTAGAGTATCACATCAGCATATCGGTATAGCATCATTTACCGATGATAAAATGGTATTGGATGTTACTGGACACGCCAATATTTCTGGTATTCTAACTGTTGCTCAACAATTAGATGCTCCTAATATTACTGTAACTGGTGCTGGTTCATCTATTACAGTTGATGATATTAATGCTAGGAATTTAATTGTAGCTGGTATTGCTACTTTTAATGGGCGTATAGGTGCTGGTGATAGTCTTGGTAGTCCTGGTCAATATTTAAAATGCACTGAGGATGGTGTTACTTGGGCAAGTTTTGGTGGAGTTAGAGATAGTATATTACATACTGCAACTGCAGGTCAAACAACATTTACTGGATTTACATATAATCCCTTCTTCACTGATGTATATGTAAATGGTGTTAAGTTAGTTAACAGTGAATATAGTGCTCCTGGTGGCAATACTATAACAATATATTCTCCATGTTTTGAGGGTGATGTAGTTGAGTTTATTTCTTTTAACGTAGATTCTCTTACGAATGGACAAGCTGGTGGTGGAAGTGCGTTAGGAATTAACACAACAGGAACATCATTATTCAATAATATTGATGCTGTAGGTGTCATAACCGCTTTCCAATTTCACGGTGATGGTTCAAATTTAACTGGAATTAATACGACTTCTACTTATGCAGAAGTATCTGGAATATCAACCCTTTCTGAAGGATTAACTGGATCACCAAATATTGTTGTAGGTGTTATAACTGCTACTGAGTATCGTGGTAATGGTCAATACTTGGAGGGAATAATTTCTGGAATAGAGTTTCAAAATGAAGGAACTACTGTAGGAACTGCTGGAACTGTTAACTTTGTTGGCAATGGTGTAACGGCTCATTATGATGCTGCTTCTGGAATTTCAACAATTAATATAGGACACTATAGTAATGCTGCAGGTATTGCAACTGTTGCGGTAAATGCTCAGGGATTAATTGGATCTCCAAATATAACAGTATCTGATATAGTTGCTAATAATGTTTCAGTTGTTCAGACATTAACTTATGAGGATGTAACTAATGTAGATTCTGTTGGACTTGTTACTGCAAGATCTGGTCTAAGAGTTCATTCTAATGGTATTGATGTTGCTGCTGGTATTGTAACTTCTGCGAATGGATTTGAAGGAAATCTTCAAGGTGATTGTTATGGTAATGCTGATACTGCTACCGTAGCACTTAATTTAACTGGATCACCACATATAAATGTTACTGGTATTGTTGCATCTGGTGGTATTAATGTTAGTGGACTTGTAACTGCTACCACTTTTGTTGGTAACTTAGTTGGTAGTGTTGTTGGTGGTAATGTAAATGCTTATAATGGAACATTTAGTAATGATGTAACTGCTAATAAATTTTATGGTGATGGATCTAATTTAGATGGTATTGTAACAACTAATGATACACCACCTGCTAGTCCTACTGATGGTGCTCTGTGGTGGAAATCTGATGAAGGTATTTTAAAAATATATTATACAGATGTAGATAGTTCTCAATGGGTTGATGCTTCTCCTGGATCAGGTGGTGGTGGATCAGGTGGCGGTGGAACTGATCTTATCAATGATGCTACACCTCAACTTGGTGGTGATTTAGATCTTAATAATTATAATATTTCTGGAACTGGTAATATATCTGCTACTGGAACTTTAGATATAGGTGGTAGAGTTAATGTGGGAAATATATTTTCATCAGGTATAGTAACAGCAACTAATTTTTATGGAGATATTGTTGGTAATGTTACTGGTAATATTGTAGGTAATGTAACAGGAACTCTTAATACTTCTGGTATATCTACTGTTGGTTCTCTTGATGCAAATGGTCCTGCTGATATAAGTGGTTCTATAGTTGTAGGTGGACATACTAATCTTGGTAACGTGAGTATGTCTGGTGTGGCAACTGCTACAGAGTTTCATGGTGATGGGCAATATTTAACTAACATATATTCTGCACCTCCTCAAGGTATTAGCACCACAGGATTTACTGGATTAACTGATCTATATTGTGCTGGAACTCTTGAAGTAGATGGTCAATCTATTCTTGATGATGTTATTGTATCTGCTGCTTCAACATTCCAAGGTCCTGTAAATGCTAATACAGGACCAGTTATTCTTAATAATACAACTCTTAATGGTCTATCAATATTCACAGGTCTTTCTACTTTCGTGGATATTGATGTAGACGGTCTTACAGAATTAGATGATTTAAATGTTACTGGTGTTTCGACTTTCTCTGGTGTAATAGATGCTAATGCAGGAGTATTAGCAAATACATTGAAGGTAGAAGATTTAACTGCTACTAGAGTTGTTTTCTCTGGTACTGGTGGAGAGATAGAAGATAGTTCTAACTTAACTTTCGATGGAACAACTTTAAGTGCTGATTCTTTTGCTGGTGATGGTTCAAATTTAACCAATGTTACTAATTCTGCATTGGCTAATTCAACTATTGGTCTTGGTGGAGTTAATCTTGTTCTTGGTCAATCATATAATACTCCAGGACTTAATCTTTCAAATGCGATAAATTATCCATATACTTCACTTACTGGTATTACTACTGATCTTTTAGGTGATACATCTCCTCAACTTGGTGGTAATCTTGATGTTAATAATAAGAATATTGAGATTGGAGATTGCACTACCTCTGGATCTGATAATACATTAAAGATTGGATCTAATGGATTAGAGATACATCATAGACCTGGTGCTTTTGCAACATATATTCAAAATAAAAATAAGGATACAAACCTTTGGATTACTGGACAAAATACTTCTGGTATTTGGGGTAATATATTCATTAGACCTTATCTGAATGCCTTTAGTGGTGTTGCCTGTTGGTGGGGTGGTGCTACAGAATTGTATTATGGAAATACGGGAGCCAAGAAACTAGAGACAACTTCTGGTGGTGTTACAATTACAGGAACTCTAAGTAAGAGTGGTGGATCATTTAAGATTCCTCATCCAGTAGCTGGGTTATCTACTACCAAGCATTTGGTTCATTCATTCCTTGAAGGTCCGCAGATGGATCTTATCTATCGTGGTAAGATTGATTTGGTTGATGGTACTGCCACAGTTAATATTGATACAAAGGCAGGAATGACTGAAGGGACATTTGTTTTATTAAATAGAGATATACAATGCTTCACCTCAAATGAAACAGGATGGACTGCTGTTAAGGGGTCTGTCTCTGGTAATATATTAACTATAACAGCACAGGATAATACTTGCACTGATACTATCTCTTGGATGGTTGTTGGTGAAAGACAAGATGATACTGTTAAGTCATTAGATATGACTGATAGTGAGGGTAACTTAATTGTTGAACCAGATCAACCAGCACCAGATACAAAACATGCTGATATTCAAGCACAGTTATAGAGGTAAATAGATGGCTATTAATTTTCCAAGCAGTCCAAGTGTAGGTGATACCCATTCCGCAAATGATATAACATGGAAATGGGATGGATCAACTTGGAAAGTTGGTATATCTACAATTAACGCTGCTACTATTCCAGGTATTTCTACAACAGGAACTTCATATTTTTATGATTTAGATGTTGTTCAAAATGTATCAGTAGGATCCTCTGTGACTGCTGCAGTTTATTATGGTGATGGATCTCAATTAAGTGGTATTTCGGGTGTTAGTGGTCCTCCAGGACCTGCTGGTACTCCAGGTCCTGCTGGACCTTCTGGTCCTGCTGGTCCTTCTGGTTCTCCTGGTCCTTCTGGTCCCGCAGGTACTCCAGGCAGTGCTGGTCCTCCAGGTAATGATGGTCCTCCTGGTCCTCCTGGATCTGGTGGTGGTGGGGGTGGAGCTGGAACTGGTGCTGGAAACTGGACTGCTTCACCAACTGTTGCTCATCAGTTAGATAATATTTCTTTAACTAATGAGATAGCAGATTATACATTGTATTTTAGTAGTGGAACTTATGGCAAACAGTCCCAGAAGGTTACTGTAGTTCATGATGGAACCAATACTCAGACCCAAGAATATGGTATAACGTATACTGGTGATGATTTACTAGTTTCTGTTGGATCATCTATTTTTAATGGAGAGGTCACTATAAATGCTACCCCAGAAAATGCAATTACTGGGAATATAGAATATGTTTTCACTAGAATAGAGGGAGTATAATGATTAGCACAACATTAGATTCAAATACTGGTAGAGTTCTTGTTGTATATCCTGATACTCAACAACCATACGCAGTTTGTGTAAAGGATGCCGCAGATTGGCAAGAGATTCATGATTATATAATTAATGAAAATAATATAGATGATATTCCAAATAGGAAGATTGATTGTACTTCAGAGATGAAGTGTTCTCCTAAGAGAAGTGTATATGAAATGTCTCCTGCAGAGGCAGATATATTAAAAAATCATTCTAAAGTTGAATGGGTTGAAAGATCTACTTTATATAATGAGTATGAATTGGAACAGAGAAAATATGATCAAGAGTTTGATAGTCATTTAACTACAAATAGATTTAAATATAATCTTGAGAATAGAAGAGATTCTGCTGGTGGAGGAGGTAATCCAGGAACAACTTTAGATTTTACTCAATGGGGTTTATTGAGGCATAGTAAAAGGAATAATACAGATGCTTTTGGATCTCAAACATACATTTACGGTGATTTAGAGTATACATTATCAGGAAAGAATGTTGATGTTGTTATTATGGATACTGGGGTTCGTTGGGATCATCCAGAATTTTTAAAACCAGGATTTACATCTGTTCCTAATAATCTTGCTTGTGAGGATTATAGTAGAGTAAGAGATATATTAATCCACGGTGCTTCCGAGTATGGTATTAATTGGGCCAATGAAGGTTTGGTTGCTCCTGGAACTGGATCTTTGACGAACTATACAGTAAGTTCTGCTTTATTGCATGCAAAAGGATATCCTAGTTATCCTTATAGTATAAGTTATCATGGTAGTCACGTTGCTGGAACTTCCGCAGGTAATCAATTTGGTCATGCTTTTGAATCAAATATATGGTCTATTGCTTGTGTTGATAGGGGTGATACTGGATGGACAGAACCATCAGATGGATTTGATTACATTAAAGTTTGGCATAAAAATAAACCAATTAATCCAGTAACTGGTAGAAGAAATCCTACTGTTGTTAATGGTAGTTGGGGTCATAGACAATTTTTCTCAGGTAGTGCCAGTTATGGTGTTACCTTTAGAGGATCTTCTTATAATGAGGGAACAGTATCTTCTACTGCTGCTCCTGCAGTTTATTATATGTCTACGAATGGGTCATATAAACAATTTACTACTACTAGAATATCTGGACAGTCTGAGGCTGATGAGGTATTTGATGATCCTGATTGTAAGGATATTGTATGGTGTTTTGCTGCTGGAAATTCAGATGATAAGCAAGATTATCCAGGTGGAAAAGATTATATGAATGAAGTAACTTCTGGTACTTTTTATTATAGTTCTGGATACTTAAGTTACTACAATAGGGGTGGAACTCCTGGAATTACACATCAAGATAAAGATGATGCTGCAATTGTTGTTGGATCTATAGATGTTAGTAGACAATCTGGATCCCAAGAAAGATGTTCTTCTTTTAGTAATAGAGGACCTGCTATTGACGTTTGGGCTGGTGGTCATAATATCCTTAGTCCATATGATGGTGGATATCAGGATCCTAGAAATAATTCATTTTATAATTATGCTATAAGTGGAACTAGTATGGCAACACCTCAAGTATGTGGTGTAATGGCATTGTATTTGGAATCTCAACCACAAGCTACAAGAGCAGAAGCTAGGCAATGGTTATTAACTCATGGTTCTGTAGAAGTTCCTTCGACAGATTTTTATGATCCATATCAAAGTAATGGTTCTACTGATTCAAATTACTGGGGTAATACTTATAGTTTGAAGAGTTCTCCTCGTAGAATTTTATACAATCCATTCGCTAATAATGGACAGGCATCCATTAGTGGAATGTCTATCTCTTAATCTAAATAGGTAAAAAATACAATGGCAGATAAAGGTTTTGGTGTAAGGAAATTTAATTTAATTGGAGCATCTGGTACACCAACAATTACAAGTCCAAATAATATAAACTTAAATGCTGTTAATGTTGCAATAAGCACTGACGTATCAATAGGTGGAACTTGTACTGCTACTGAATTTAGTGGTGCTTTATCTGGTTGGGTAATTGGTAATGATACAACTGATCACTACACTTTTCAGGGACCAGGTTTAAATGGTACAGTAAATGATCCAGATTTAAAACTTGTTAGAGGTCAGAAATATATTTTTCATAATAGATCTTCAGGACATCCTTTTAGAATTCAAGATACTCCTAATGGATCTGCAGGAACTGCATACAATGTTGGTGTAACTAATAATGATGGTTCCGCACCTACAGACATTATATTTGATGTTCCTCATGATGCACCTAATGTTTTATTCTATCAATGCACTGCTCACCCTAATATGGGCGGTAGACTTATTATTGGTCAAGAATTTTCAGCATCATCGCAAACTAGTTCATATAATTTAGATGCTTCTGATATTGGTACATTAATTGATGCTAGTGCTGCAGTGACTGTAGTTCAAAATATCTTTAAGGTTGGTGACGCAATTACAATTTATAATAGTAGTACTTCTAATATAACCATTACTGAAGGTACCAATGTCACAATGTATTTGGTGGGAACCGCTACAACAGGAGATAGAACTTTAGCACAAAAAGGAGTTGCTACTGTGCTGTGTGTTGCAAGTAATACCTTTGTAATATCTGGTGGTGGATTAACATAATATGTTAGTTCAACAAATGTTACTAATGGTTTCTGCAGGTGATGGTCCTGAAAATTATTGGTTTAACATATTACAAGATAGCAGTGCTGATGTATATAATTTGGATGATCAACTATTTGATAGTCAAGGAAATCTTATAGTTGCTGGAGTAGTAAAAAATGATCAATATCATTTTTGGCATAGGATATCTAAGGATGGTGATATATTAACAACGAAAACTATTAATGCGACGAGTGTGAGTGCTGATAGCACTAGTATAGTAATTCAGGCTTTAAGTGGTGGAGATAAAGTAATTGCTGCTCTTGGTAATGCTAGGTATGTTATATGGGATTTCTCAGATAATATTGATATTATTCAATCGAATACTTTGAGTGGTGGACCTTATGGTGATAGTGGAACTGGGTATGGATCTCTTGTTTTACAGGGTAATACACTATATGATTATTCTTTTGTTGGATCTCAGAATCAGAGAGCTATTCAAGCTTCTTCCACTACTGGTATTGTATCTTCTTCCACAAATAGATCTGTAAACTCAAATAATCAAGGAGGATTTTTTAGTATAGGTGGATTTTCTAAAAATAGTCAAGGAGATTATCTTTGCGGATCTTATAATTCAAGTGCGACTAATAATGATAATTGGTGGGTAATTACTAATAAAGACTTGTCACAACACATGGCTTTTTATAATGGTGGTGGTGGTGCTATTTGTAGAGCAATAGAATATTCTAATGGGAACTGGTATATTGTAGGCATGAGACAAACTGATAATTCTTTTGCTCAAGATCCTGTTATTCTTAAAGTTGGAACATATTCTGGTAGTGGCAATCAAGGAGTTTTATGGGCAAGAAGAGCTAGAAATGTTGGTAATACTAGTAACGGAGCTTGGAGTGGACAGTTTCATGATGTGGCAATAGATTCTTTGGGAGATATTTACGCAGTTGGAAGCACTTATGCTGGTGGTGGATCAGATTCTGGAGGTATAATTGTCAAATATAATTCTAGTGGTACTATGATATGGGCAAGAAGAATTTATCATTCTGATGGTGTAGTAATTGTCAGTAAGATAAAAATATTGAATGATACCATGTGGATTAATATTAATGTTAATAATCAAAATACTTGTGCTGTTGCTAAACTACCAACTACTGGTGATTTCATAGGAATTTATGGTAGTTTGACTGTTACTGATTGGAGTAGTGGTGTATTAAGTAGTAGTAATCAATCTTTTAATCATCTACAGCAGAGTGGTAGTACACCAGGACTTATGAGTGGTGGTAGTTCTGCTAGTCTTGGATCCCCTTCATCTTTTTCGTATACTGAACCAACTCTATCTCCAACAGAGGACGCATATGTTGCTGGTGTTATTTCCTCAATAACTGAAAGTGCAACATCATTTAATGAGGGACAACAACTGCAAGTAGATA